AGCGCGAGCAACCAAGGCTTGCTCATGCCCAAACTCAGCTATCGCTTCCGAGTGATATTTGAAAACTTCGGAGTTAGCACACCCCGAACAGAACTTACCAAACAGGTAATCGATTTCAAGCGTCCTAATGTGACATTTGATGAGATCACCATTCCAATCTACAACAGTACATTGTATCTGGCAGGAAAATACAAGTGGGCTACTACCACTTGCAATCTGCGTGATGATGCATCAGGTGCTGTGAGTCGCTTGGTTGGCGAGCAGATACAGAAACAGATGGACTTCCTGGAAATGGCGTCAGCTGCATCAGGTATTGATTACAAATTCACCACACGCTTTGAAGTGCTAGATGGTGGTAACGGCGCTGCCACACCCACTGTGCTGGAAACTTGGGAACTGTATGGTTGCATGCTTGAAGGTGCTGACTATGGCAGTGCCAGCTATGGCGAAAGCAAGGCCATGCAAATTGGTCTCACAATCAGATACGACAATGCTAATCAAACACCTAATGGAAGTGGTATTGGCAGCACTATTGCTAGAACAGTCAACGACGTAGTCACAGGATAATTTATAATGTCTTGGGGACAGGACTTTTCGAAGGAGTTTTTTGGTGGGCAAGGTCTCAAAGACTACACCCACGCTTCAAAGACCTTCCGTACTAACGGATATGAATATGCACCACGGAACAAATTCCTGTTCCATTGCTACTTCAATCTCAATGTCAGCAAGATTCCAACTTTGGCATCGATATACAACAGTACAGAAAAAGCCACAATTGGACTCATGGTCAAGACCATACAGTTGCCTAAGTTCACTATTGACACAGAAATACTGAATCAATACAACCGTAAACGGGTGATTCAGAAGAAGATCAATTACAGCTCGGTCACAACCACTTTTCACGATGATGGTGGTGATCTGATTCGCAGCATGTGGTACAACTATTACAGTTACTACTACAAAGATCCTAGCCAGGGATATGGACCACCATCACAGAATGGCGATATTGGCCAGGTAGCAACTTTGCCCGGGTTCGACTACAATTCTAGAGATATCTACACCAATGATCGGGTGATCAACGACTGGGGTTATATCGGTGAAAGCTATAGCCAAGGCAATGCTGGCAGCGGCGGTGTGGGATCCGGCGGCGATCAGAGTTCAGGCAAGCCTGCTTTCTTTAGAGATATTACCATCTATGGTCTGGATCAACACAAATGGGTAGCCTATGTGCTGATCAATCCAATAATCAAGAGTTGGGACCACGACACATACAGCTATGCCGACGGTGCTGGCATCATGCAGAACAGCATGACCATAGACTACGAAACTGTGAAATACTATTCAGGTGCTATTGGTGGATCGAGACCAGATACCAATGTGGTTGGATTTGGTGATCCTGCTTACTATGACAACATACGATCTAGCTTGGCAAGACCGGGCAGTACACAGACTGTGCTGGGTCAAGGCGGATTGTTAGATGCTGGTATTGGTATCATACAAGATCTCCAAACCGGCAGTTTTGATCCAATTGGTGCGGTGCAGAAAGCAGGAACAGCCTACAACACATTCAAGGGCAAGGATCTACGATCCATTGTGAATGAAGAAGCCAATATTGCATTGAAGAGTGCGTTGAGAAACACTCTTCCTGCCCAAGTTCGTCAGGCACAAAACACCCAAGGGGGAATTGTGTTTCCAAGAGAACCCAAATTTGTTCAGACCGATCAAGCTGGCACACAACGAATAACAATACAACAAAGGTAACATGGGCGGAACAGTCAATTCACTTAACACCAATGTAGATCTCACAGTCAGAATCTACGATCAGTTCTACACCTACGAACAATTCGTCAATGCCGAAGAATATGATGCTGTATACAGCTATATGAGATCTGTGTTTACCACAGATATCGCAGCAGGCAATTTCACAGTGGCATTGTTTCGCATAGCTGACACCACACGCACACCGGTTTTGACTATTTTGCAAAACATCCAAGGTCAGGATTCCATACAGCTCACACTAACACTTTGTTACTATCTCAACAACTTGAGAAGTGGAAGTACATTGTTGGGTGTAGGAGCCTCGGTGACACCTAATTACTATACAGCAAGGAATGTGCTGGCATGAGCCGCTGGGCCAACGGGGAGTACCTCATTACCAACCCGGGCAAGTATGTGGGCAAAAACAAACCCAGATACCGATCAGGGTGGGAACACTCATTCATGCGCTTCTGCGATAAGAACGATGCGGTGATTCAATGGGCCAGTGAGAGCATAGCAATACCTTACAAGAATCCCATCACCGGCAAAAACTCCATGTATGTGCCGGATTTCTTTATCACATATCGCACTCGAGGCAATGTACAGCGTGCCGAAATGATTGAGATCAAACCCAAGAATCAAAGTGTGATCGAAAGCAAGATGAACAGCAAGGACCGTGCTGTGGTTGCTGTGAACTATGCCAAATGGGCAGCAGCACAGGCCTGGTGTAAGCGAGCAGGCATACATTTTCGTGTGATAACTGAAGACGACATGTTCCATAAGCCGGGTTGACGGATCCGGTAAATATGGTATGACTAAAAAACTCGAAGAGTTATTCGACTTACCACCCTCTACGGATCCCGAAGAGGATCTTGTGTATACCCCCGAACAAACCCAGTCTGTGATGTCTGAAATCGATGAAACCATCGACAAGATTGATGCTGCCCTTCCGGGTGTGCGTGACTTGAGTTCATCAGACTCGGAGATGGATGAACTAGCCGATCTAGCCAAAAACAGTTACAAGGATCTCATGGACTTGGGTATGAATGTGGATTCAAGATTTGCTGCTGAGATCTTTAGTGTGGCCGGCGCCATGCTAGGACATGCACTCACTGCCAAGCAGGCCAAGTTGAGCAAGAAGTTAAAAATGATTGATTTGCAGTTGAAGAAAGCAAATCTGGACGCCAAACTAGCAGATTCAGATCGAGATCCACCACAGCAAGGCCAAGGCCATGTGTTGGATCGCAATGAATTATTGGACAGATTGTTGGGCGATAGAAAGACAAATGCCAAAAAAGTATAAATATCACATAGGACTCTGATATGAAAAAATTTCACCATTATCTCGCAGAATCGGAACGCACATATGATTACAGGATCAAGATCCTGGGAGATGTGCCTCCAACCTTTATCAAGGATCTGGAACAAAAACTCGAACAGTTTGACATCGTTAAGATGTCAGGCAAAAAGACCACACCTGTGCAACGACTGTTAAAAGATTTCCCCAACGAAGAAAATGAAATGGTCACCAGTGTGGATGTGAGTTTCCGTTATCCAGCTATTGAACCTCAGGTGCAACAACTGGCTCAACTGTTGGGCTTTAACCCTAACAGGGTCCGACTGTTGACACAATCATATGTGGATAGTATTGACAAAGAGATCTCTGACATCAACGCACAGAACAAGGACTTGATTGACGATACCGATTATCCTGCACCTGATGCCAAACAGCAAGAATTAAAGAAAGATTACTCCGGTGATCCTTACAAACATGCGGTATTGCAGAATGCATATCGTTCAGATTTCACAGTAGCCGGCGGTAAAACACCTCCAGCAAAAACCACCAATGATATCAAGCAGGACACAACAAGTCCAATGACTCGTATCACACGCACGCCTAAGCCTGCTACTTTCGCAACACCAAGAGGATAAACCATGAGCGATTATTTTTTCTACGACATAAACAAAAAGATGGCCGACTTGGCTAAACGACAGCAACTGACCGAAGATGCACAAGCTGCACCTGCGAAGCCTGCGCCCAACCGACTGATGGAAGCAGCCGCTGACTATTCAGCCAAGAAAGCTGCTGCTGGCAAAGACATTGGCAAGCCAGGCAAGAACTTCAGCAAGATTGCAGCTGGCGCTGCCAAGCGTTATGGCAGTGCAGAAGCAGGCAAGCGTGTGGCAGGTGCTGTATTGAATAAACTTCGTCATCCAACCAAAGAAGGTGTAGATCAAGCTCAACTCAAGCCTTGGAAAGCCACAATGAAGGAAGGCGGCAAGCCAGACTTCTTGGATCTTGACAAGGATGGCAATCGCAAAGAGCCAATGAAGTCTGCTGCTCGCGGTGCTAAGAAAGGTGTGGCGGAAGGCGTGTGCTCTTCATGTGGATGTAAATCTTGCAAATGTGACAGCATGGATGAAAGTGCATTACAAGCTGCCTTTGGCAAAAAGAAATATGGTGATCAAGGTATGAAGGCCCTGCAAAAAGCCGGAAGAGATAATGCTGGCGACGCTACCATGAACAAGATTCGCAATCGTTACGACAAGTACGATGAAGGCTTTATGGATACTGTGAAAAAAGGATACAACAAAGTCACAAATACATTGGGCGATATTGGTATAATTCCACCTGAGTTACTATCTCCTCGCAGAGA